CATCATTCTTGGTGTCAAAAAGTCAGTGAGGAAAGTTTCACCGTTCGAGGAAACCATGCTTCGAACAATAGCCTCTGACCTTGCACATCCGTACGTTCTGATGGGCAGGGACATCATTCAGATGCCTGGATCTCTTAGTTCAGGCGTTTTGATGACGTTTGGGGTGAACAACATTGCTAACAGCATTTACATACGTCTGGCATATGTCGACGCGTTTAGACGCTACACAGGCAATGTTTCTCAGGAAGACGCTCTCGAGTCTTTCGAAAAGAACGTTGTTTTCTTCGCATTAGGCGACGACAACACTTACTCCATTTCGGAGGAGGCTTTAGAGTTCTTTAACTTTAAGGTCGCACAGGGGTTTTTCGCAAAGATGGGTATTAAATATACCTTAGCGGACAAATCAGGTGACAGCTACGGCTCTGTCCCCGTCTCGATGGCGACAATCGGCAAACGCAGGTTCGTTCCTGATGAAACCGATTACGTCCTCGCCCCGATCGAGAAGCCTACAATCTCCAAGATACTTACCATGTGTCTGGATGGCGGCCCTCTCACCGCCAAGGAGAAACAACAGGAGTGTATTTACGCTGCTGTCCGGGAGCTGACCCAGTTTCCTGAAGACGAGTTCAACGCTCGTATGTCAGAACTCAGACTGATGGCCTGCCCTGAATACCACGTTCCCTCCAAGACGTGGCACGAATGGCGGGAGGAGCAACACGAAGGATTGGCCGTCCCCACGGCCGAATCCTACGAAGCTCCACTCTTCTACCTAGACTAGGTCTCCGTCATTTTAAGTTTTCCAGCGGTATATGGAAACATTCCCCAAAAGTCGCTAAGGCTGGCAATTGCCTCTTGAGTGTGCCTAGCTTCTACAAAACAACCATACTATGGATGATACAAACACTCAAAACACTGCTGGTGGCACAGACCTTGTCACCAACCCCATTGCTCAGGTATCTGAGCAACCTGATGCTTCGCTTATGCAGCAGACCGTCACCTTCTCCAGCGACAACCCAGTCTACACAGTCGACGCAAGAGCTGCTCGAGACGAGTCGTACAACGTCGGACACTCTGACGACGTTCCGATCGAGAAGTTCCTCGAACGACCTATCTCCTTCACGCTCCCGTCGGACACGTGGACGCTCAATGTTCCGTTCTTCCACGAGTTCGATCCCTGGGTACTCTGGCAGGCTGACGAGCGAATTATCCACAAGCTAACCAACTACGCTTATGGATCTTTCGATCTGACGATTAAGTTTATGCTGAATTCCTCTCCTTTCCATTACGGAAAGATGATGATTGTATATATTCCATACGGAGATGACAATCAAGTTTCTCAGCAAATTCTCGACACCTACGATGGTGCGACAGAAGGTGATCAGAAGACTCTAATGATGCAGTACTACAGTACTTATCAACATGTGTTCCTCACTGCAGGATCTAATGTTGAGGCTGAATTTAGTCTTCCGTTCATCTTTCACAACAATTGGTTTCCGCTCGCTGGTGCGAATGGAACCGATCGTTATTCGTGTGGGAAGATTCTCATGATAGATCTTAACGGCCTTCGCATTGCATCTGCGACAGCTCCCACTTCGATTAACATCCGCGCCTACATGTGGGCATCG